CTCCCCGGGGATGTCCTGTTCGTCGATGCCGCCACGCTGGCCGAGCTCCTGGCCGCTGGCGTCATCGAGGCCGACCCGGCCGGGGGGGCTGAATGAGCTCCCCAGAGGCATGGCTGAAGGCGACGATCGAGGGCACCGCCGGGGCTACGGCCTGGCCGGTGGCCGTGTCGGACACGGCCGCGCTGCCGTTCGTCGTCTACTCCCGGGAATCGACCGAGCGGCCCCTCCAGACGAGCGGCCTGACTGGGTACGCCGATGGCGAGTTCGCCCTCGAGGTCTGCGGGGCTTCCTGGACATCCGCCCGGGCCGTGGCTGATGCCATCGTCGGAGTTGTCCAGAACTTTTCCGGTACGGCCAACGGGGCCATCATCGACCACGTTCACGTTTCGGCTGACCGTGACGGCACCGCCGTCTACCTCACCGACGGGCAAGACATGCCGTCCTACTTCGTGATCGAGTTGCAGATCTTCATCCGCTGGAGAGAGTGACCCATGGCAGTCGCGCCCGCCACGATCGACACGATGCAAGGTTTGACGTTCTCGTTCAACTCGATCGAGTTCCGGGCGAAGAGCATCAAGGTGAAGCGGGCCTCGGAAAAGGAAGACGTTTCCGACTGCACGCTGGCGGTCGGCTCCAAGCGGAAGATGCAAGTCAAACCGCTCAAGCCCGGCGAGGTCATCACGCTCGAATACTGGGGCAAGAACCCTCCCCCGATCGACGCCGCCTACGCCCTCGTCTGCACCGGGCTGGGGCTCACCAGCGTCAACGCCATCTGTGATGACTTCGAAGAGGGTGGGGCCGCTGGAGAGTTTGTGGTCGGCAACGCCACGTTCACCGTCACCGGCTGATCGGGGGTGACCGTTGCCGGTTCCAAACGCTCAAGGTCTCACGGCATCATTTGCCGGGGTGGCCCTCGGCCAGGTGGTCGGCTTCGATGCCGACTCCTCCGCGGGGACGCCCTATGAGTTCACCCCCGCCGGCGCGACGGTCGTTGGCACGGGGCTGAATGCCCGAGTGGTCCGGCAATTGAACTGGACCTCGATCGAGAACGGGACCGTGTCGTTCCGCGTTCTCGGCAACCCCATCTTCGTCGAGTCCGACATGGGGACTCGCGGGACGCTGGCGTTCTCCGTCGGCGGGGTTTCGCTGTCGCGCACGGCAGCCATCAAGACTTCCCGCCGCGCTGGTGAGCGTGGCGGGCTGATCCAAAGCTCCTACGAGTTCGTGTTCACCGGAGAGGACTGACATGGCCCTGACCACTGCTGAATCGATCCTGACGTTCGCGGCCCCCCGGCCGCCGCAGAAGCTCCACATCAAGGCCCTCGGCCAGGACGTTTACCTCGTCGACCCGACGGCCGATGACCGCGACCAGTTCGATATCTGGATCCGGGACGCGAAGGCGGCCGGCAAGGACATCGTCGGGGTCCGCGGCTTGGTCGCGTCCCTCCTGCTGTGCGACGAGAACGGGGAGCGGCTGTTCGGGGCTGACGATGCCGACAAGCTCGGCAAGCTCCCGCCCTCAGCGCTCCAATCGATCTTCGACATCGGGACCAAACTCCTCGCAGTGAGCGACAGCGACACGGAGGAACAGGCGGAAAAATCCGCGGCCAGCCCGTGAGGCTTTTCCTCTACCGGCTGGCCGCTCTCCATCGCGTGGTTGATGTCGAGGAGTGGGCAAAGCAAATCCCGCTTCGGGTGCTCAAGGGATGGATGGCCTACTGGGTCGTCGAGCCTTTCGGGGACGAGTGGGCCAGGACGGGGAAGCTGGCGGCGGTGCTGGCGTCATCAAACGGAGCGAAGGTCGACACCAACTTCGAGGAGAAGTTCCTCCCCAGCTACCGAGCACCGGAGCAGAGCCGGGAGGACCAGATCGAGGAACTGAGGAAGATCCCAGCGTTCGCGGCTCAGTTGGAAGCGAAAGGTCTCTGATATGGCAGGCATCGGAAAAGTCTCCGCGATCTTCACCGCCTCGAGCGCCGGGCTTTCCGCCGGTGTGAGCCGGGCGAGCTCGTCGCTGAAGAGCCTGAAGTCTGACGTTTCGTCGTTGCGGTCTGGACTGGCAACGCTGAACGCGATTTCCGGGACGCAGCTGTTCCTAAACATCGCGGGAACCGCCGCGAGCGCGGCCCGCTCCCTGATCTCAATGGGGCAGGCCACCGCGGAGAACATCGACAACACCAGCAAGCTCTCGGCCCGGCTCGGGCTGACCTACGGCGAGCTCTCGGGCCTGGCCTACGCCGGCGATCTGGCTGGGGTCTCGATGGATGTCATCGGTAAGGCGGCGACGAAGGCCGACATCGCCTTCGTCCGGGCTTCCCAGGGCTCGGCCCTGGCCCAGGCCGCCTTCGACGGCATCGGCCTGTCTGTCGACGATCTCCAGAACAAGAGCCCCGCGGAGCGGTTCTCCGCGATCTCCGACGCCATTGCCGGCCTCCCGACCGAAGCCGAGAAGTCAGCCGCCGCGGTGAAGCTGTTCGGCAAGGCCGGCGCGGAACTGCTCCCGCTGTTCGCGGCCGGTGCCGGGGCGGTGAGTGATGCCACCAAAGAGGCGCACGCCTTCGGGATGGCCTTGACCAACGCCCAAGGCAAGGACGTTGAGGCGATGAACGACGCCTTCACCCGGGCCCAGGCAGCCATCACCGGCATGGTCACCCAGGTGACCGCCTATCTGGCTCCGTCGATCCAGGGCGTGGCCGACACCTTCACCACGCCGGTGGGCGACATCGGCGGGGCGACGATCGGCCAGCGGATCGGGGACGGCATCCTCGACGGGGCCGAGTTCCTGGCAGGGATCGGGGATTACCTGATCTCCAACTTCGGGAGCGTGTTTGAGTACCTGTCGACCGTAGGCCAGCAATGGGGCGGGGTGTTCGACTTCGCCTCCAAGGTCGGCTCGGCCCTGACGATTGCCGGCAACGGGATCGAGTTCGCCCTCCGCGGGGTGGTCTACCTGTTCTCGGGCCTGGTCGAGCAGGCTATCTCCGTGGTGTCGATGATCCCCGGGGTGGGCGGGGCCCTCGAGGGCGTGGCCATCCGGGTGAAAGCTTTCAACGACGAGCTCCAGGCCGGCGCGGAGCGGAACGTCGCGGCCATCCAGGGTGGCTTCTCCGACCTCCTGGCCGGCAACGGCGAGAAGACCGGGGCCGCGATCGCTGGTCCCCTCACGAAGGCCTTCCAGGAGTTTCGGGCCACCTCCCGCGACTCGGCCGCCGCCGTCGATGTCGCCAAGAAGCAGACCATCAACGCGATTGCCCAGCCGTCCGGCCCCAACTCCGCCGCCCTGACCGCGGTTGACTCCCGGTCGAAGGAAGGCATCGCGGAAATGTTCCGCCTCATGCGTGGGGACGGCGAGGACATCCAGGCCAGACAGCTTGCGGCTCAAGAGCGCATGGCCGACGGGATCGACGAGATGGCAGCGAACGAGATGGAAGTCGTGAGCATGGGGTACTGACATGACAATCGTCACCGCCGTCCGTCGACCACAGAAGCGCACCGGCTCCGGGGCTGTTGGTGAATCCAACAAGTTCCTTGAGGTGTGGGACGTTCGGACGGACTCCCTGACGGAATCCCTAGTCAACATCGTCACCGCCCCCGGCATCGGTTACGGGGCCGCGCACCCCGACATGGCCGACTGTAAGGCCATGGAATGGGATCTCGGGGCGGCTGACGATTCGGGACTCTGGTGGATGGTCTCGATCCGCTACTACGTCCCGCCCCCCGGCAAGACGATCGAATCCTCCACCGGGCTCCCCTCACCCGCATGGTCGGCCCTCGGAAGCACCCACAGCGTCCCTGCGTACAAGGACAAGGACGGCGTGATCATGGCCAACTCGGCCGGCGATCCGCTTGAGGGGCAGGAGGCCGAGGGCCAGGAGTTCGGGTGGTCGCTGGTAAAGAGCTACGCCCTGACCGCGTCCCCCTCGTGGGATGTCGTGGTGCGGAGCGTGGCCAACAAGGTCAACTCCGACACATGGTCCGGGGAGACCGCCCGGAAGTGGAAGTGTTCCTTCAAGGGGGCACAGAAGAAGACGGTCGTGACCCAGACCGGATCGACTCAGTCGGCTGTGAATTACTGGGAGGTCTCCTTCGATTTCCGCTTCAAGGACGAGACCTGGGATCTCGCCCCGTGGGACATCGGGTTCAACCAGCGGGCCGATTCGTCAGGCGTGGCCAGCCCGAGCGGAACCAACCGCGTGACGATCGTCGGCAAAGATGCCCGCCCGGTGAAACAGCCCGTGGCGTTGTCGAGCGGTGTGGCTCTCGCTCCTGGCACGGCTCCGACGGCGCTCAACTTCCGGTACTACAAAGAGACCGCATTCACGAGCGTGTTCGGGGTGCCATCATGAGGCCCGGCGCGTCGAAGGGGGCGATCTTTGACCGGGGCACCGCCCAACGAATCGTGCGCGCCGTCCATGCCATCGAGGACGGAACCCCGATCGGGAAGTCTCAACACGCTCCCCGCGTCCGAAGCTCGGGCGACGACTCCGACGCCGTCCTTTGCAAGACGACCGCCGCATGGGCGAAGGGATCCTCCGCCACGCTCCAGATCTGGGCCGGTCCGCCGGGCAGCGAGGCCGACACCGGCGTGACGCTCACGGCTTACAACCGATACGCCGCGATCGCCACCGGGAAGTTCTGTACTGTGATGCTTCACCGGCACGGGTATTACTACGTGGTCGCTGCGGAGTGTTCGTGATGCTTGCCGAGATCCTCGCCAATCCAGTCGCGTGGCCGCTGTGGGCGGTTCTGGTGTTCGCGGCCTCGATGTACCCGCTGGGGTTCATGCTGCCGGGGTGCGTGTGTTGCGGTTCGAGCGGATGCACGACCTGCGGAATCGTGGCCACAGGGTACGCCACTGGCCAGAACCAATACGGACGCATGTGCTGCGACGGCACGCTTGCTTCTTCGATCACGCTCAGGATCACAAGCGTAGGAACGTCAACAGGAAGCTCCATTTCAAGAAGCATTCCGGAGGGCGGCTTCTATACCAAGAAAACAAAAACGTGGTCATGCTCGACGTTGAACGGCGATTACGTTTTGAACGCCAATCGGTACGTCGACAACGGTCACTCGTGTAGCTGGCTCACGGGATACATAGCCGACGTTTCGGCGGGACTGTCGGTCTTTCCACTGATCTACGGTGGGCAAGCCACGCCTGTTATCGATCTTGCTTTCCCAAACTGGCAATTGTTTTCTCGCACTCAATTCCGTAATGGATTCACGCGAAGCGTTCGCACTCAAACGTGCAGCGGGTATCCCGGCCCTGAATCATGCAACATCGGTTCAACGTTTTCGGAAAGCACTGACGGCTACGTTGGCGACAATCCGTTGAATTACTCAGGCCCGGACGGTGGTGGACTCGTTACGACTGGCCCGGTGTTCTCGATTCAGAAATGCGATCCGTCCGGAACGGTGCTTTCGACAACGGCAAAGATTTACACCGACCTCGTCCCTGGCAGCTTCACCGACTCTGGCTGTACCGTGACAGTGGAGCTCGTCTGATGCTCTGCGACTACTCCACCGACGACCTTACCTGCCGATCCTGCGGCCATGTCGCCAAGCGGCTGCCGACCTACCGCGAATGCACGGCCACGCGGATCTACCTCCCCCGGCCCGCCCTCGGTGACGCTCTGGCGTGGCTCCTGAAGGCGATCGGCATCACCGAGGCCCGCGTGTCGTCCTGGCTCGGCGGTGCCGACTGCGGTTGTGCCAGCCGGCGGCGGTGGATGAACCGCGTCGGGGCCCTCGCGGTGGACCGCGTCGAACGGTGGCTGAATGCGTTCTCCCGGTTCGCCCTCGGCGGATAGGAGGTTGCCCATGGCAGGGGGGAAGGCGAAGAAGAAGCCTGGACAAACTTGGTC